TGCATGTCCTATTTGGGGCAAAGAAGTGCCTCCACACCTTGCAAAATGGGCTTTTATGGGCGTTAATCAATGCATTAAAAGGAGTGATACAAGTCCAACGCGGGCAGGCGGGTAACATTGCGCGCGCTGAGGTGCAAGGCTGCAAAAATGTCGCAGTCTGCAGCAACCCTAGTGGGTTTTATCTTTCAGAGTCACCACGCAAGAATTGGGCATTAATCGCTGCGATAAACCAATTTTAAGCAGCGACCATTCGGCCGCTGCCACTACTCAGAGTTTTGACAAGATTTCTCTTACTTCATCAGGTGGAGTGCTGTTGCATAGTTTATGTTTTACATCACCATTAACAGTTTCTGTTCTGATCTCTATCTCAAATGTTTCGTGGTTATAAGAAACAGCATATTTTTGTCCAGTGAATTCACTTGTCCACCAGACAACATTAGCTAAGTTCCCATCGTACTGCCTGATGTTTATTGAACCTGGTTTTGCTCTCCATATGACACCTCCCAGCAATGTTAGAGCCACGGCACCGACGTTTTCTGCATGATGGTTGGAACGATTCATCACACCCACCGCATACTTATGTAGAATATCAATATCATTTGCTTTAATTGCCATATCTACTCCTTGAATACTGAGTGAAAAACTATCGGAATTCCAGAACCGTCACAGACTTAATACCCTCTGCTTGAGAGCAGAGGGTGCACCCGGTTCCTAAAGGTTGGTAAAATGTGCCTGTAAAATATATGGCGATAGTCGTTGTTCAGCAATACAATCTATCAGGGGAAAGGCTCAATAATTATGCAAACCTGAGTACATTTTTTAGCATTAAAAACATAATCACACATGGGTATTATTAGTCACATAAATTATACACAATTAGAGGGAAGTTAAATGGGAAAAGATGCGTTTGATGAATTTTTAGGTAATGCCTATGACAAAGAAACAAACACTTTCAATCCTCAAAAGGCTGAAGAAGATGCATTCAATAACAAGGAAAAGTTTAACATCATTCTGTTTGGTGCCACCGGAGTTGGTAAAAGTACTCTAGTTAACTCTTTTTTTGGAGAGGAACTAGCAGCTGCAGGCAAAGGTAAACCCGTAACACAGCATTTGACAAAAATAAAGTCCACCAAGAAAGGAGTGATACTTTGGGATACAAAAGGGATCGAGGCCAAGGACTATGAGGTGACTATAGGGCAATTAAGGAAAGACATAAAAAATAGTTTTTCAGAATTCAAGCACGTTGACGATGTACCGCATCTTGGATGGTTGTGTATTGATTCTTCTAGCTCCAGAATCGAACCAAGAGACTTCGAACTTATTAAGTTGACTGAGGATTATGGCATTCCAACCGTTGTCGTCTTTACAAAAGCGTACGGTGACTCAGAAGATGAATTTATTGAAAGTGCCGTTAAAGAAATACATGCTAATGTGTATGGTATAAGTAAGTTAAATTACGTAAAAGTTCTTTCCTCTGACTATAGAATAAATTCAAAGATCACGATTCCAGCTCACGGGATGAAGGATTTACTTGATACAAGTTTGGAATTACTTCCTGAAGGGGTTAAGGGGGCGGCTAATGCTCTAAAAAAGGCTCAGGTTGTTAAATCTGAGATAAGATTAGAAGCTATGAAAGATAGCGCAAGAAACGTTGTTCATGCAGCATCCGCTGCTGCTGGCATGATTGGAGCATCCCCAATCCCAGGTTCTGACGCCCCATTAATAGCCGCAGTGCAAAGCGCAATGATCTATAAAATGAATGCTGAATTTGAACTAGATTCAGCAACGTCAAACACTACTAGCGTAGTTAGCGGGATATTAGGTGTGACAGCATTAGCTCAGATTGGTAAAGCTGTTGTTTCAAACTTACTTAAATTTATACCTGGTGTAGGAAGTGTCATTGGCGGTGCTATTTCCGCTACAACAGCTATTGCGTTAACCGAAGCTGTCGGACACGCATACATAAAGGTTCTTGAGAGCTATTACAATAAAGAAAACGGCTCCGTTGAGTTGCCCAGCAATGTAACGACTATCTTAAATACATTCAAAGGCTACTTTTCATTCAGCAAATAATCATCCTTTTGTTTTTACCTTCGTGCGAATTAAAAATCTATATTATATAACAGCCCTCCCCCACAGAGGGCTGTTTACTTCAGCGTGAATCACTAAAGATAATCATGTTTTTTTTGAGTAGCTGATAAAAATACTTAGGAATAAAAATAGTTAAAAAACCAAATTTCTAAACTTTATCTTTCTGGCGTTAGCTCATAAGAAGTAAACCTAATCACCTCTTCTCCAAACCACGCATTCAACTCCTTAAACCGTTCCTGCAACGGCGTCAGTTCATTACGTACAAACACCTGCGACGCTTTCACTGAATCACCAAACCCGCCGCTGTTCTCTGGAATGATGCCCATCATCTGCGGCGGAACGCGGTGCGCGCACAGCAAATCGTTCTGGCTGGCTTTCTTGATGTTAAAGAAATCGTCTTTTGTCGCGACTTCACTCAGCGGCAAAATCTTGATCCCGTCCGGCTTGCCGTTAGGGGCATACATAAACAGGTTGCGGAAGTTGCCCAGGCCTTTGGTGTCCCGCATCGCTTTGCGCATCTGATCGATGTCGGAGCTGCTTTGTGCCGCGTCAGTCATATACAGGATATATCCGGCGTGCGCGCCGTTCTGGTAATACTTGCGCCGGAACAGCGTGGCAGCCTCATTCAGCCAGGCAGAATTCAGCGCACTGAGATATTCCGGCAGACCGTACAATTCCTGATTAATGTCCGGCTCAATCAGATGAAACACGCTACCCGCTTCGAACTGGTGCGCATCCTTCCATTGCTGCACAAACCAGTAAGTATCTGGTTCCACGCCGCGCCGCGCATATTTAGCGGGCACGGTTTTCATCACCACAGCATCGCCGAGCTGGTTGCGGATAACTTCCAAAAAAGCATTCCCGAATACCAGGTAATCCAGGGCAAACCGGCTGAATTCCTGCTGTGATAACAACGGGTGCGGGACGAAGGTCGAGGCCAGAATATTACGTTTCACATACAGCGATGAACTGTGATGCACCGCTGCCCGCAGCGTGCGGGCCAGGCCGTCAAAGCTGACCGGCGGCTCGTACCACTGACCGTTCCCCGTGCATTCGATGTAATCCAGGATTTCGCGGCGGTCTAAAACCGGCGTCGGGTCGCCAAAACTGAACGCCTCTGCGCCGCCGGTCGGCTGTGTGGTTGCTGTGACCGTTGTTTGTACCGCCTTGCGGAATTTGCGCTTACTCATAATTAATAAAACTCCAGAATGTTAGGACTTTGGCCGCCGCTGGCGGCGGTCAGCGGTTCGTTAAGCAGCGCGTGCATGATTGCCCAGGCGACATCCGCGTGACTAGCTTCCTCGCTCCGGCTGGCCTCGTAGGTGGAACGGCTGCCGCTGGCGGTCATGGTTTTGCGGATCGCCATGAATGATGAGGTGATGTCTTTATGGTTGGTGTCGTACTCCAGACGTCCGGAGGTGATGGTGTCTTTGGCTTTCAGCACCATTTTCGTTTTGGTTTCCGGGCTGTAGCGGATTTCCATGGCGGCGGGGAAAAACTGGCGGACAAGCTGGAACACGCCCTGGCCGATACCGGTGGCATCCACGCCGATGTATTCCACGCAGTAACGCTTTGTTAACTCCTCAATGCTTTTCGCCTGGGCGGCAAAATCCATACCTTTCCACTGGTGGCGTTCCAGTACGCGGAATTTCCCCCCGTCCACCAGCGGCGGAGCTACGACGGCGCAGCCCGCGCTGTCGCCGGTGTGCGACGGGTCGTAACCAATCCAGACGGCGCGATAACCAAACGGACGCAGGGCTAACGGGCTGAAATCCTGCCATTCCTCGGCGCTTTCCACCATGCAACGCTGCAGTTCGGCGAACGGGAATACCGACGCCTGGTCGTCAACGAACTCACACATAAACAGGTTGCGGAAATCCTCGGCGCTGTTCTCCTGTTTCAGCGTGTCGATGTTGAACAGGTTGCAGCCACCGGCTAACGCATCCTCAATCGTGACGATTTGCCGCCACTGTCCGTCGCCGCAAAGCTGGCCTTTAGCCAGGGCGTGATGGCTGATGTCCAGTTCAATCCTGTCATTGCGATCTTCCCGCCCCTTATTGAACAGTTCGCCTGACCAGAACGGGTACGCGCCGTGCGTCAGTGCTGACGGGGTGGAGAAATAGGTCGTGCGCAGATGTTCCTGCGACGCCATGCCGCTGGCGACTTTGCGCAGCTTTTGGAAGTTCGGGATCCAAAAGATTTCATCCACGTACAGGTCGCCGTTATGGCTTTGGGCTGTGTTGGAGTTGGTGCCTAAGAAAATCAGCTTTGCGCCGTTGTTGCCGATCACAATCGGGTCGCCGGTCAGCTCGACATCCACCTGGCGGGCAAACTGAATGATGTATTCCCGGAACACATACGCCTGGGTTTTACTGGCTGAGAGAAAAATCTGGTTATGGCCGGTCGCCAGGGCACGCAATAACGCCTCCCGTGCAAAGAAAAACGTTGCGCCAATCTGGCGGGATTTCAGGATGTCACGGATCCGGTGTTTAAGCCCTGCGTCATACCAGACGCGCTGATACTGGAAGCACTGGGCAAGAAAAATATCCTCCAGTTTTTCCAGCGCTTCATCACTGAAATAGTTCTTAGTCGGCTTCTTACGCTCCCCTTTATTCCGGTTGGCGACGTTAGGGTTTAAATCCACCTCATTCCCGCTTTGACCGTAGCGGTTCACCCTTGCCAGGCGCTCCATTAACCGGCCTAACGCCTCCATTTCCTTGTAGTCCGCATTCCCTTTCACGTCTTTAGCTGTGAGCTGGATCAGACGCGCTTCCAGGCTGGATTCCACGCGTGAAATCGGCGCGACGTTCTCCCAGGCGTCGCGCGTTTTCCAGCTCTGCACCGTTGGTATTTTTTGGCTCAGTGTTTCTGCAATCTGGCGAACGGAAAAACCCTGCCAGTAAAGCAGTGCCGCCTGTCGCCGTGGGTCGCTGATGATGGTTGAGTTTGTCATTTTCATGACTACCACGTTAACGGGCGGCACGCTGATTTTCCTGCAGCCCACGTTGTGCCATCAAGCATCAACCCGCATCGGCTGGCGATGTCGGGCATCTGTCGGGAAACTGGGATTTCTCAGCAGCACACACCGACTGGAGTCAGACACATGGCAACAAAAGCAAAGCGCTTTCGCATCTGTACCGAAGGAGCAACCACCGACGGACGCGAAATCACCCGCGACTGGATTGAACAGATGGCGGCGACCTATGACCCGAAGGTCTACGGCGCACGCATCAACATGGAGCACATCAAGGGATATTTCCCTGACAGTGCGTTTCGTATGTACGGCGATGTCACCGGCGTTTACGCCGAAGAAGTGGCAGAAGGCGCGCTGAAAGGCAAGCTCGCACTGTATGCCGATATCGACCCCACGCCTGATTTAGTGTCGATGGTGAAAGCCCGCCAGAAGGTTTACACCTCCATTGAAGTGAATCCCTCGTTTTCAGATACCGGAAAAGCCTACCTGATCGGCCTGGCCGTGACCGACAGCCCCGCCAGCCTCGGCACCGAGTACCTGCAATTCAGCGCGAAGGCACAGCTGAACCCATTGGCGAGCCGTAAACAGGATGCCGGAAACCTCTTTACCGTCGCTGAAGAAACGGCGTTCGAGTTTGTGGAAGAAGCACCGGCCGCCCCGTCGCTTTTCTCCCGCGTGAAACAGCTGCTTTCCAGCAAATCCGCCTCTGATGATGCTCGTTTTAAAGACGTGCATGACGCCGTGGAAGTGGTGGTGGAACACGTCGAAACCGGCCTGAAACTCGGCGATGAAAAGCTGTCCACGCTGGAAACCACCGTGACGGAACGCCTGAACGCGTTGGAACAAACCGTGAAAGAAGACCGCGAACAGTTCAACACGCTGAAAGGCAAGCTGGAGAAGTCCGCCCCGCAGAACTACAAGCAGCGCCCCGTTTCAAGCGGCGGCGGCAAGGGTGATGCAGCCAACTTCACCGACTGCTAAGCACGACGCTCGCGATTAACCCGTTAACCAATTTGGAAAAAAAGCATGAAACAAACAACCCGTTTTCAATTTAACGCCTACCTGTCCCGCATTGCTGAACTGAACTCAGTGGACACCGGTGACCTGGATAAAAAATTCAGCGTGGAGCCGTCGGTCACGCAGACGCTGATGACCCGCGTGCAGGAATCTTCCGCCTTCCTCCAGATGATTAACATCGTGCCCGTGGATGAAATGAAGGGTGAAAAGGTCGGCGTGGGCGTGTCCGGTTCGATTGCAAGCACCGCAGACACCAGCGGTACCGGTGAACGCCAGACAGCTGACTTCAACACTCTGACCGCTGAGGGTTATGAGTGCCGCCAGACGAACTACGATTTCCATTTCCGTTACGCCACGCTCGATCTCTGGGCGCGCTATCAGGACTTCCAGGCGCGTTTACGTGACGCCATCGTGAAACGTCAGGCGCTGGATCGCATCACCATTGGCTTCAATGGCGTAAAGCGTGCGGCAACATCAGACCGCGCTAAATACCCGCTGTTGCAGGACGTGAACGTGGGCTGGCTGCAGAAGTACCGCAACAATGCGCCGGAACGCGTGATGGATAAGGTTACTGGTGAGGATGGCACCGTGACTTCTGAAATCGTCCGCGTCGGTGCTGACGGTGACTATGAAAATCTGGACGCGCTGGTGATGGATGCCACCAACGACATGATTGACCCGATTTATCAGGACGACACCGGCCTGGTGGTTATCTGTGGGCGTCAGCTGCTGGCGGATAAATACTTCCCGCTGGTGAACAAGGCGCAGGAGAACTCTGAAAGTCTTGCGGCGGATATGATTATCAGCCAGAAGCGCATCGGTAACTTACCGGCGGTGCGCGTACCTGCCTTCCCAGCCAATGCGCTCATGATCACTCGTCTGGATAATCTGTCCATTTACTGGCAGGACGGCACTCACCGCCGTCATATCGAAGAAGTGCCGAAGCGTGACCGTATCGAAAACTACGAATCCATCAATGAAGATTTTGTGGTGGAAGATTATCGCGGCGGCTGCCTGATCGAGAACATCAAGATCGGCAACTTCAAAGAAGTTAAGCCGGATTCAGCGTCCGAAGCAGCGGAATAAGGGGAACGTCATGATTAGCCCTTGCCGTCGTCACATGTTGCGACAGTCCGCCATCATCGCCGCACAGCAGGCCGCAGGTCAGTTGACCCATGCCACCGGCTACGAACTGCAAATGCAAAAGCTGAATGCGGATAAACAGGCGTTGCACAAGCTCCAGTCCTTCCAGGCGAAAGCGGAACTGAAACGCAAGCTGCTTCCTGAATACGCCCCGTGGGTGTCGGGCGTTCTCGCCGAAGGGAACGGCGCACAGGACGCCATCCTGATGACCGTGATGATCTGGCGTATTGACGCCGGTGATATCGCCGGTGCGCTGAACATTGCCCGCTACGCCTTTAAGCACAGGCTCGCGATGCCGTTCGGAACCCGCACGGCGGGATGTGCTTTCACTGAGGAAGTGATCGACCAGGCTGTTCGTGCCCGCACCGCCGGTGAACCGGTCAGCATTGAGCTGATGCTGGAAGTGCTGGAACTGACTGACAGTGAGGATATGCCCGATAAAGTCCGTGCGCAGTTGCACAAGATTATCGGCTATCTCTACCGCGACGGCGGCAAGGACACGTTAGCCCTGGAGCGTCTGAAAAGTGCCTTAATTCTCGACGGCAAATCAGGCGTAAAAAAAGACATTGAGCGCCTGGAGTCTGCCATTAAAAAGGCATCCGGCAGCTAAAAAGAATGCGCCCCGCGCAGGGCGGCACGCCAGCCGCGACGGGTCTTTGACCTCGTTCAACGCTGGCGTCCACCGCCCCCCATTCAGAGGTCACTATGTCCCTTGTTGTACCTGCACCGAAACCGGACGCCGCGACGGAACCCGCGATTAAAAATACCCACTTTTGGCCTGATGTGGATCCGGTTGAACTGCGCGACACCCTGCGGCTGGAGGGCACCGTCACAGCAAAACGCCTGCGCGCCGCCGCAAAGTTTGCCATGACCGAAGTGAACGCCGAGCTGTACAGCTTTCGCGATGCGCAGATTGCCCAGGGATTTAATCGCCTGGCTGATGTCCCCGCCGATCAGATTGATGACGAAAGCGTGAAGGTCTGCGCCTATCAGCGCGCCGTGGCGTCTATAGCGGCGGCCTTCCTGGCGGAGCGTTATCCGAACAACGACACCACCGATAAAGGCAGTAAAAAGGCCGAAATCGTGGAAAGCACCGTTGATGATTTGTGGCGGGACGGGCGCAACGCGATCAGCGACGTCGCCGGTGTCTCTCACTGCATCATCGGGCTGCTCTGATGAAAGTCACTGCCGAACAGGGCGACACCGTGGATTCGATCTGCTGGCGGTACTACGGGCGTACGGAATCGGTCGTTGAACAGGTTTACGCGGCTAACGTTGGCTTAGCCGCACAGGGGGCAATCCTGCCCCATGGCTACGCGGTGGAGCTGCCGGACATAAGCCTGGCCGCAGTCAGTGAAACCGTCTCACTTTGGGACTGATGACCATGGAGCGCATCACCTCGTTTATCTGTTATTGCATCGCCGTGTTTCTGGCCTGGCTGGGTGGGATGTCTTATCAGGATATCGCCTTTTTAGTCGGTGCCGCCGTCGGCGTCGCGACCTTCCTGGTGAACTGGTACTACCGGCGCAAAACCTACCGCCTGCTCAAACAAATGGGCGTCAGTGGAGAAATCAATGCAGCCATCAATCGTTAGACGCTGCGCCGTCGCCGCCGTCCTGGCGATTGCCGCGCTGCTGCCGCAAACGCAGACCCTGAAAACCTCCGCCGCCGGTCTGGCACTGATTGCTGATTTTGAAGGCTGCCGCCTGTCAGCCTATCAGTGCAGCGCGGGCGTCTGGACAAACGGCATCGGGCACACCGCAGGCGTGAAACCGCAAACGCAAATCAGCGAACGTCAGGCCGCCGTTAACCTGGTGGAAGACGTGATGCGGGTGGAGAAAGGCATTGCCCGATGTATGCCGGTTGCCATGCCGCAGCCCGTGTATGACGCCGTGGTGTCCTTTGCCTTTAACGTCGGTGTGACGGCGGCGTGTAAGTCCACGCTGGCGTTTTTTATCAGCAAGGGGAAATGGCGAGACGCCTGCGAGCAGTTGCCGCGCTGGGTGTTTGTGAACGGTGTCCGCGTCACCGGCCTGGAGCGCCGCCGCGCGAATGAGCTGGCCTACTGCCTGCGGGGTGTCTGATGCGCATTTTAATTTTATTACTGCTGGCTGCGCTTGCCCTGGCGGGGCTGCAAACCTGGCGTATTGGTGGCCTGTATGATGATGCCGAACAGGCGCAGCGCATCATCGGAACGCTGTCCGCCGGAATCGAAAGCCGCGACAACGTTATTCATCGCCTGAATGATGATGCACTGAGGCGCGAACGCCAGGAGCAAAGCCTGCGCACCCAGCTCGCACGGGCGGGTGAGCAGGCACGCGTCCGTGAACTTCATATTCAAAGGTTACTCAATGAAAATCAGGAAATGCGCGACTGGTACGCTGCCCCTCTGCCTGATGGTATTAGCCGGATGCACGCACGTCCCGCCTTTGCCAGCGCCGCAGATTATTTACATTGGCTGTCCGGTGGTAACCAGTTGCCCGATACCGGCAAGCTCACCGGTCACTAACGGCGACTTAAGCAGTGATGTCAGAAACCTGGAGGCCGAGCTGGTTGCCTGCGGCCTCCAGGTTGAAGCGGTCAAACAATGCCAAGAGGAACACCGTGTTAAAACCCGCTCAACTGAGAAAAGCGTTAACTGATGCGGTGCCGGTGCTACAAACCAGTCCCGACACCCTGCGGATGTTTGTGGATAACGGGCGTATCGTTTCCACGTTAGCCAGTTCGCTGTCGTTTGAATACCAGTATCAGACCGAGCTGCTGATCACCAACTTTGCCCAGGACTGCGATCTGATTATTGTGCCGATCCTGGCGTGGTTGCGTGAGAATCAGCCGGACATCATGGCAACACCGGAAAAGCAGCAGACCGGCTTTAAATTTAAGGCCGATATGCTGGATGATGGTTCCTACGATATCGCGATTGATGTGCAGCTCACTGAGCGCGTGATCGTGAAACAGATTGATGCCGGTCTGTATGTGGAGCATTTCCCTGAACCGCCGCTGCCTGAACCTGTAGAAAGGCCGCGTGAACTGTATCTGCACGGCGAGTTAGTGAGTCAGTGGCATGAGTGAGCTGTCAGCGTTTGATAGCCGCCTGGCGGGGCTGATTGCCGCGCTGTCACCGCAAAGCCGGAAGGCGATGGCCTCTACCATTGCGAAGCGTCTGCGCAAACATCAGCAGCAGCGCATTAAGCAGCAGGTCACGCCGGAAGGGCAGCCGTTCACTCCGCGCCGCCCGCAGCCGTTGCGGGCAAAGAAAGGCCGCATTAAGCGGGAAATGTTCGCCAAACTGCGCACGGCAAAATACATGAAAGCCAAAGGCACCGCTGACGACGCGGTGGTGGAATTCACCGGACAGGTGCAACGGATGGCAAAGGTACATCAGTACGGCCTGCGGGATCGTCCATCCGTCCGTGCAAAAGAAATGCAGTATCCGGCGCGCCCGCTGTTAGGACTGAAGGCGGAAGATATGAAGATTGTGGAGTATGAATTGGTGAAACTGTTGAGCGTTTAACTCAACAGTTATTTCTAAAAACTATTTTTTCAGTGAAGAAATTAACTTAGATATTTGCTCAATACCATCGAAAGTCTGTGGAGTATCACCTGACTCTGCCATAATATTAGCAAACACAACATTCTCAAACTTAGCAAGAGAGTCGGGGTCTTCTTTTTTCATCTTTATAGCATAATCGCCATATGACTGAATAAATTGGCAAAGAGTTTTTCTGAGTTCAATTTGTAGTATTTGTGACTTTAGCGAATTATGATTTTGCAATGCAATTCGAAAGTAATAAATAAAGATAAATGCAAAGGAAAAAACAGGAATGAGAGGAATTAACTCATATAGACTTGATAGTTCTTTTGTTCTTGTTGATAACTGATAAAACTCATATAAAAATGGAGTTAAAACTAAAAATCCAAGTAACAATAGAGTTCGAAAAGAGTTCTTTTTTTCTCGATATTTCACTTCACTTAATTCTAAAAAACCTTGAAACAAGCCGACAAAATTATACGCGTGCTTATATTCATTAAGAGAGTCTTTAATTTCCTCTATTTCTCGCTGTTTCCTTTCAATGTAATCTCTCCAGTCCGCCTCCTTTTTCTCAGCGTTTTTTTTATGCGCATCCATTTGCATATCAAGTTCTTTAAGAGACTTAGTGGTTTCGTCTTTAGCATCAGCGCTTATTTGATCCACCGAGGCTCTCGAATAATTTAAGAGGTCCGTGAATTCTTTGATAGTATTAAATTTTGACGATTGCAGGAGACTTTTCAAAGTAGTAATGGGAAGTGAATTTATTGCATGGCTAATCTGCTCCTTAGCTCTATCTGAAAACTTATCTTGATTATCTATTGCAAATCTTCTTATTTCAGAAATGTCAAAGCTAAGGTTGTCATAGCTAGACATATACATTTCCAATGAGTACCTCAGTAGATAAACAAAGATATCATCTAGGTATATAAAGTTATTTTCAACACTATGCAAGTGACTTTGAAGAAACACTCCAAGTGCTTCGGAAAATTTCACCCCATAGTTTATTGATGTAATCTCAGTATGTTTATCCCAAGTAGGAGGGTCGGGGAGAATATTACAAAGAATTATTACTATTTGTTTGTTTCTTTCACTTTTGAATGAATCATTTTCAATTCTATCTTTTAAAATACCCAACAAGGACTTTAAATCACCAATGCTTTTAGATAATTGATATTCTGACATTCTCACCTCTTTGGCCATGTTTTTCGTTCAATATATCATTTCATATGCGTTGTGCCAGTCATTACACATTTTAGACAGATTGTCCAAGCTTACAGCTAGCTGCATTCTTTTATCCATGAATACATCCATCCCAAAGAACGACATTCCGCGCCTGCTGCGCAATCTGATCCGCATCGGCACCGTTGCCGAGGTGGATTTAGAGGCGGGCATCTGTCGCGTGAACACCGGCGGCAACGTCACCGACTGGCTGCACTGGCTGACTTCCCGCGCAGGGCGCTCCCGTTCCTGGTGGGCACCGTCTATCGGTGAACAGGTTCTGCTGTTCTGCCTGGGTGGCGAGCTGGATACCGCCTTTGTGATGCCCGCCGTTTTTTCTGATGAATTTCCTGCGCCGTCGGCGTCAGCCGATGCCATGCACGTCACTTTCCCTGACGGTGCAGTGATCGAGTACGAACCCAAAACAGGCGCGCTGCTGGCAACCGGCATCAAGTCCGCCACGGTAAACGCCGCCGATAAGGTGACGGTGACTGCTCCGCTGATCACCTGCACGGCGAAAACGCGCATCACTCTCGACACGCCGGAAGTGGTCTGCACCAACAAACTCACCACCGCCACCATCGAAATTAAAAAGGGCGGCACCATGACCGGCAACCTCACCCATTCAGGCGGGAGCATTACGTCAAACGGCATCGTTGTTCATACCCATAAACACAGCGGCGTCCAGACGGGCGGCGGCAGCACCGGCGCACCGACAACATAAAGAGGATTGTATGAGTAAGAATCTAAGAGTTTTTCTGTCTGTTTTCGCTGCAACGACAGCGGGCGTCATGCTGGCAAACGGGACGCCTGGCTGGTGGTTGGTTGGTGTTATTGGCCTCTATTTATTGTTCAAAAATGACTAACGCGAAATACATCGGTCTGGCTCGCGACACGGGGCGCAGCGTCGAAGACCTGGCGCACATTCAGCAGTCGGTCAGCGACATTCTGCGCACGCCCGTCGGTTCCCGCGTCATGCGCCGCGACTATGGTTCACTGCTATCGATGCTGACTGACCGCCCGCAGAATGCGGCGCTGCGCCTGCAAATCATGGCGGCCTGTTACAGCGCGATCCTCAAATGGGAGCCACGGGTAACCCTGACCGGCATCACCTTTGAAACGACGTTTGACGGAAAAGGCGTAGTGGATATCACCGGCATCCGCAAAGACACGTCCGCCGCCATTTCCTTAACCCTTCCAGTGAGCTGAATTATGGCAACTATCGACCTGAGCCAGTTACCCGCCCCTGACGTGGTGGAGGTGCTGGATTACGAAATCCTCCTGGCGGAACGCAAAGCCACGCTGGTGTCGCTTTACCCCGAAGACCAGCAGGCCGCCATCGCCCGCACATTGACCCTGGAGTCTGAACCGATTGTGAAGCTGCTGGAGGAGAACGCTTACCGCGAAGTGATCCTGCGTCAGCGGGTTAATGAAGCGGCGCAGGCGGTTATGCTGGCTTTTGCCACCGGAACAGACCTGGACAATATCGCCGCCACGTTCAGCGTGGAACGCCTGACGATCACGCCTGCGGATACGGTCAGCGTGCCCGCCGTGGCGGCAGTCATGGAAAGCGATGCGGATTTGCGTATCCGTGCGCAGCAGGCGTTTGAGGGGCTGAGTGTAGCCGGTCCGGTGGGTTCCTATGAGTATCACGGGCGCTCGGCTGACGGGCGGGTGGCGGATATTTCGGTGATCAGTCCGTCGCCTGCCTGCGTGACGATTTCCGTGCTGGCACAGACCGGCAACGGCACCTCGCCCGCCGACCTGCTGGCGAAAGTTCAGGCCGCGCTCAACGATGAAAACGTGCGCCCCGTGGCCGACCGCGTGACCGTCCAGTCAGCAACCGTCGTGAATTACACCATCGATGCCGTGCTGTACCTGTTCCCTGGTCCCGAAGCCGAACCCATCCGCGAAGCCGCCGAAGCGAAGCTTATCGCCTACACCACCGCGCAGCACCGTTTAGGTCGTGACATCCGGCTGTCCGCCATTTATGCCGCGCTGCACGTTGAAGGCGTGCAACGGGTGGAGCTGAAAAGCCCCGCCGCTGACATCGAGCTGGATAAAACGCAGGCGTCATTCTGCACCGCGTACACCCTGAAAGTGGGCGGTTACGATGAGTGATCGCCTGCTGCCCGTCGGTTCCTCCGCGCTGGAAGTCGCCGCCGCCGACGCCTGCGCCGCGCTTGAAAACGTGCCGGTGCCGCTGCGGCAGCTTTGGGATCCGCTGACCTGTCCGGCGAAGTTTTTGCCGTACCTGGCGTGGGCGCTGTCGGTTGACCGATGGGATGAAAACTGGCCTGTCGCCACCAAGCGCCGCGTCATTCAGTCGGCCTGGTTCATTCACTGCCACAAAGGAACCATCGGTGCCATCCGGCGCGTGGTGGAGCCGCTCGGCTACCTGATTAACGTGACCGAATGGTGGGAAACGAATGACGAGCCAGGCACGTTTCGCCTGGACATCGGCGTGCTGGAAACCGGCATCACCGAAGAAATGTATTTAGAAATGGAAAGGCTGATCGCCGACGCCAAACCGGCAAGCCGCCATCTGATCGGGCTGACCATCACCCAGGACATTAAAGGCGATGTTTACATTGGCGCGGCGCAATATCTTGGCGAACTGCTGACCGTTTACCCCGCATAAGAGGACGTTATGAGCACATTTAAATCCGTTGTCACCACGCTCGGGCAGTCGCGCATTGCGGCAGCCATTGCAGCAGGGACTGACATCAACATTACGCAGCTTGCCGTCGGTGACGGCAACGGCAAGGCGACCACACCCGTCGCCACGCAGACCAAACTGGTTAAAGAGGTGTACCGCACGCCGCTCAATTCCTTAAAGCTGGATCCGACTCATGGTAACTGGGTGATTGCTGAGGCGGTGATTTCTGCCAGCGTCGGCGGCTTCTGGATGCGTGAAATGGGGCTGTTCAGCAGCGACGGCGCACTGATTGCCGTCTGTAATATGGCGGACACGTACAAGCCGACTTTGGCAGAAGGTTCAGGCCGCACGCAGACGTTGCGGATGGTGATTGCCGTCAGCAACACCGAAGCTATCAGCCTGCTGATCGATGACTCAGTGATTATGGCGACTGAGCAGTATGTGAATGACTTGCTGGCGGCGCATGAAAAATCCCGTAACCATCCCGACGGTACGCTGACGGCAAAAGGTTTTGTGCAGCTTAACAGCTCGGTCAGCAGTACCAGCGAAACGCTGGCCGCCACGCCGAAGGCGGTGAAGACCGCCAATGACAATGCCAATACGCGCGTACCGTCCACACGCAAGGTAAATAATAAGGCGCTAAGTGCTGATATCACTTTGGCGGCGGCGGACGTGGGGGCGGTCAGTAATATTTTGGCGAACGTCGATAACGCCACGGTGAAGAAAATTTACGACCCGTCGATTGTTGCGCTGACCGGCGGTGTCACCCTGGCGGGATTCTTTGATGACCACCCTTTGGGCGCGACCTTCCAGGCAGCGGATACGCTGATGACCTATCGCCGGTGGTATAACGCAGGCGCGACGCTGACCCAGTATCTGCACTGCACAAACGGCACTATTTACGTGCGCGTGGGTGCGGTCAGCACGACAGCCCCGACGGGCTGGCAATGGCGCGTGACGGACGGTGTGCTGCCGTTTGGATGGCGCAAACTTTACGACACCGCCAACCCGCCGACGGCTTCTGAGGTGGGCGCGCTCCCTGTCGCGTCCGCTATTCTCGGCACGTCCAATATCAATACGTTTAACCTGGCGAAAATTGGTGTTTACGTACAAAGGACGGGCGCAAATGCCACGGTAGCAAATGGCTATCCGGAAGGTTCCCGTGCGGCGGGTGTGCTGGAGGTCATCCCCGCTTCCTGGGTTGATGGAGTGTTACAACGGTACACGGTGCAAGATACCGGCATGGTGTGGACGCGCGCGCTGAGTGCGTCCTGGAATGGCAAAGATGGACCATGGCGCGACTGGGTGCAGGTCAGCGCCGTCAATTCCGTTAACGTCCCCACGTCTATTCTGACCGGCACGGATATTAATACGTTGGGTTTTGCCAGCGGCAATTCAGGCACGGCGATTTACTCGCAGCCTAAAAACGTCAATGCGACGGTTGCATTGCATTACCCTCAAAGCATCGCGGGAACGTTGTACGTGACACCAAGCGCCTACGGCTGTCAGCAGATGTATGTCACGTTCACCGGCAATATCTGGAACCGCGGATTGTCCGGTGACTGGAACGGTGTAGATGGTCCATGGAAGGAATGGGTGCCGACCTACAGCGCGAACAACAAACCCACTGCTGCTGATGTAGGCGCATGGACAGCAGCGCAAAGTGCCGCCAGTGAAAAGGCGCTGTCTGATGAAATTGCGACGGCCTTTAAAATCCGCACGAACTTAACCGCAGCGGATACCCCGAACACCCTGCGCGGCAGCGGCATGTTCGGGCATTACGGCGTGCCAGGCGTTGCTGCGGCGACGACGGCGAAAGGCTATCCGATGAACGGTTTTGTCGGGGTTATTTTCGTGACCTGGGGTCCGAATGCGACACAGCAAATTGCCTTTAACAGTAACGGGCGGCAATTCACCCGCTACGCGACGGGCGCGTGGAACGGCGTTGATGGTCCATGGTCTGCCTGGAATGAAATGTACGGTCAGGCAAACAAGCCGACAGCTGGTGACGTCGGTGCATTGCCATCGGGAGGCACAGCCGTCGCGGCCTCAAAACTCGCCACCGCACGCAAGATTGCCGGTGTGGCGTTTGACGGCACCAAAGACATTTCGCTGAATGCGGACAACGTTGGGGCTTTTCCCCGCGTTGGTGGTGATGTGAATGGGCGTGTGACGGCTA